ATCATTTTTTGATGCCGTGCCACTGCCACACCCCCCGTACTACGTTATTATCATGGATATCTACACAGATTAGGAATATTAGGTGTTAACCACAAAGGTAAGTGATAAAGATATACATAAAAGTATCCTTAAATAGTCTTAAATATACATAAAATGACTGCGGCGGGGTGCTTACATATTAAATGTCTTGACAGACTAAAATTTACATGGTATAATTACGTTATAACTAGTACATAGACAATGTTACATTTATAATATATATACAATATATATAATAATACAATTATAATGTACAGTATAACTTCCTAAATTAGAAATAAACTTGACAATGAGTAAAAAATCAGTAAAACTATATACAGATAATGTGTTAGAAGCCTTCTATCTTGCTATACGTGATAACAAAGTAGATAAATTGCATATACCACACAGTGATGTCCATTACGTGAGAGCAGCAGTTGAGGCTCATTACGGTAGACCATTTACTCTGAAGCATGTAGAGACAGCTATGAGAGCAGAAGGGTGGACAGATTAATGTTTGAGACATGGGTACTCGTATGTATGATAGGCAATCCAAACTTATGTCATACATTATCAGATTTATATGGACCATATGAGACTAAGAAAGAATGTATTACACGTGCTTATGAAATAGCAGTAGAATTACCAGAGCATATGCCTGATTATGTAGCTGTGAAATACAAATGTTTAGCTCCTAGTGACCAAAAAGGTAAAGTGAACACAAGTTATGGCAGAAACCAAGAAGAAAACCAAGAAAAAACGCAAAAGTACTGGAATGAAGGGTCATACCATAAAGGGTGGTCACAAAAGATCAACTAAAAGTGGAGCAGGTATGACAGCCAAAGGTGTGGCTAAGTACCGTAGAGACAATCCCGGCAGTAAATTGAAAACTGCTGTGACTGAAGACAAACCTAAAGGCAAAAGAGCTAGTAGGCGAAAGTCTTATTGTGCTAGAAGTGCTGGACAAATGAAAAAGTTCCCTAAAGCTGCTGCAAATCCAAACAGTAGACTTAGACAGGCACGTAGAAGATGGAAGTGTTAGATGACTTTATCAGAAGCAAGAAGAATACTAGAGAAGGGTGCATCTTTTAGTCCTGCTGTAGTAGAAGAAGCTAAAGAGGTCGTTCAAAACTTTACTAAAAAACGTGGAAGCAATGTTATGAAAACAGAAAAGACGGGCAAAAAAGCTCAAATGGCATATGGGGGTACTGTAAATGGTAAACGTCATATGTATTCAGCAGGTGGTTCAGTACAAGCAAACAAAGGACTACTAGCACTTAAAAAGTCTGGACCTAAAGGTTTAGAGGCTTATAATAAGATAACCAAAGGAGGGAACTAGAGATGGCTAAAAGCAGTTTAGATAAAATGAAGGAAAGACTTAAAAAATCTTCCCCTAAAATATCAGGTCGCATGAACTTAGAGAATATGAATCAGATAAGAAACTTTGTATTTGGTAAAAAGAAGGCTATGGGTGTAGATGACGATGTTTTAGGTATAGCTACACAAAAGGCTAAAAAGAAAATAGCAGATAATAAGAAGAAAACTAAGAAACCATTAGGCAAGTCTCCGGGTGCTTTAGGTGGTAAGATTAAATCTGCACCAAAAGTAGATAAAAACAAAATAGCTAAAGACAGCGATTCAAAAGCTAGAATTTCTTTACGTGCTAGAAAAGAAAAGTTTGATATAGACCAAGCTTATAAAAGAAATGAAGCAGCTAATAAAAATAAAAAGGTTAAGTCTAAAGTAAAAGCAACAGCAGCGAACACAAAAGATTTTGCAAAAACTATGGCTATGCAAAAGAAGTTGATTGCTAAAGGTGCTAAAATTAAAGCTGATGGTCTCATGGGTCCTAAGACAAGAGCTGCCATGAAGAAGTTTATGTCATCTCCTAAGACTATGGTAGATAGCTTTAAGAAGTCAAATGTATCAGCTAACAAGAATAAAAAGGCAGGTATAGATGCAGCTAAAGGTGATAACAAAAAGGCAAAGACATTTAAATCTTCTAATCCTAAACTAGATTCTAAGGGTAACTATAAAGGTACTAATATTAAACCTACTAAGTTACAACTAGAAAGAATGAAGAAGAGAAGAGCAAGGGCGAGTTCTACATAGGTTATGGGCTACCCAACTGAAAAAAAGACCACGAAGAAGAAAGTTACCAAACGTAACTACCGTAAAGAGTATGACAATTATCACGGCAAAAAGGAACAGATAAAACGTAGAGACAAACGTAATGCTGCAAATGCAATTGCTAAGAAGAAGGGGATTGTCAAGAAAGGTGATGGCAAAGATGTCGCACACAAGAATGGCAACCCTAATGATAATAGAACTAGCAATCTAGTTGCACAGAGTAAGTCTAAGAACAGGTCTTACAAACGTACTAAGAATGCTAAGAAAGTAAACCCAAGAGCATAAGGAGACTTAAACAATGGCAATGAAGAAAAAAACAAAGTATATGGCTAAAGGTGGCATGAAGAAGACTAAATATATGGCTAAAGGTGGTGCAGCTAAGAAGACTAAGATGTACTCACGTGGTGGAGCAGCTAAACGTAGATAATGTCATATCTTATTAGTAACGTACCACATTTTAAATGTTGGGTACGTAAGGAGTTCACTTGTAATCATATGGATTATCATGGTGAATACCTACACGCATTAGCTTTTGCAGTTAATACTATACCTGATAGGTCATTAAGCTTTCAGGTAGTCTTTACAGGTTGTACAGAAGAAGAGAATGTACACGGTGGTGCAATGTGGGCAAGAATGCCAATACAAGCACTAGTAGCTGATATACCTGTAGATGAATGGGCAGAACCAATGGAAGACCATTTATGTCAACCTTGGGATTGCGAGTCAAGACATCATAGTATCATAGTCATGGATAGAGTAAGTTCTTCTCCTTGGTTATGTAAAATTGGCAATGAGTTTCATACAGCTAAATATATGTTCACTGTTGATTATACAGACAGTGACATAGCAGATGACCCAGCACAACATAAACAATCACACGTGATGTATTTATTAGATGCAGGGAAATGGACAGGCAATATAGTTGCACTTCCAAATAATAGGGTTAGAGCTACAAGTCCTGCTCTATGGGTTACAGGTGAAGGACCTCCTGATTTTACACCGTCTCAGTGGACACATTCAGCAGAGTCACACGAATCTTACCTAGACCCATATACAACATTTAATAATTTATATGAGGATAACAGTGGCAGAACAAGCAAAAAAAACAATAAAAAAAGTAGTAACAGGGTTAAAGAAAGCTAGTAAAACTCACGCAGGTCAAGCTAAATCTTTAGCAGCTATTGAATTAAGAAAAGGTGGTTCTGCTAAAAAGAAGACTACAAAGAAAAAGAAATCTAAGAGTAAAGTCAATGAAGCTGGTAATTACACAAAACCGGGATTGAGAAAAAGAATATTTAACAGAATAAAAGCTGGTGGTAAGGGCGGCGCTCCGGGTCAATGGTCAGCACGTAAAGCTCAAATGATGGCTAAAGCATATAAGGCTGCAGGTGGTGGTTATAAAAGCTAATGGCTAACAAGAAAAAGGCAGACCCTAAAGTTGGCACAGGCAAAAAACCTAAAGGTTCAGATAGGAGACTTTACACAGATGAAAACCCTAAAGACACTGTTAGCATTAAGTTTGCTACCGTATCGGATGCTAAAGCTACAATATCTAAAGTTAAAAAGATTAAAAAACCGTATGCTAGGAAAATACAAATACTTACAGTCCTTGAACAACGAGCCAAAGTATCTGGGAAGAGGGAACAAGCAGCCCTCGCAAAAGTAGCAAAAGAAAGTTTAAAGAGAACCCATGACAGAAAAAACAAAAAAAAGGTGTGACACTTGTGAATGTTATGATTGTGATTGTGAAGAGTGCAATTGTGAGTGTCACGAAACAGAGGAGGTACAAGGAGTACCTGTATAATGATTGAGTTTGTGTTAGTGTTTATGATGGGAATAAGAGTAGTAGACCAAACACAAACCTTTGATGATATAGATAGATGCTTGTACTTTGCAGAAAGATTACACAAGCAACCTTCAATTCCAAAACAGGAAGGACCTAATCTACAGATAACAGCATATTGTAAGCCAAGAAGGAAAAGATAATGTTAGCAGAACTCGCGGCAGCAAATGCAGCTTTTAGTGTCATCAAAAGTTTTGTATCCAATGGAAAAGAACTTACAGGTTGTGCTAAACATATCTCAGATTTTGTATTTTCAAAAGAACAGCTAGAAAAGAAAGCAAAGAAACAAAAGTCTAAAGGTGGTGGCTCTGACCTAGAAGAGTTCATGGCTCTTGAGCAGATAAAAGAAAAAGAAGAAGAACTCAAGAAGATGATGATATACATAGGTAGACCGGGATTATGGCAGGATTGGCAAGAGTTCCAAGCAGAAGCAAGAAAGTCTAGACGATATCAAGAAAAGATGGCAGCTAAACGTCAAGCAGAGTTAGTGGAATACATGGGTTATGGAATAGCTTTTATATTTGTATTATTCTTTGGAGGATTACTAGCTTGGATTGTTGGTAAATGGACAGGCAGATTTTAACACCATGTGTAGGTATCTGTATATTACAAGATGATATCTGCATAGGATGTGAGAGAACAATAGAAGAGATTAAGGAAGCATATGAAAGCACCACAAAGATCACTAGCGAATTGGACAAAGCAAAAGTGGAGAACTAAGAGTGGCAAACCTAGTACACAAGGGTCAAAAGCTACCGGTGAGCGTTATCTACCTGAAGCGGCAATTAAGGCTCTTTCTCCCCAAGAATACGCCGCCTCTTCGGCTGCTAAACGCAAAGCAGGTAGAGCAGGTAGACAAGTATCTAAACAGCCCAAAAAGATTGCTAGAAAAACGGCGAGATTTAGATGAGAAAAGACGTATTGTATCTAAACTTGGCGAAGCCGCTGCTGAAGCTAGGAAACTATCTCTTCAACAAGCACGTAAAAGCTCTAAGAGAAAGACAAAAAAAAGAAGGTAAGAGGAGACTATAATGTTTACAGCACTCATAGGACCTATAGCAAATCTAGCTAGTTCATGGATGAACAGTAAGGTTGAGAAAGTTAAAGCTGATGGTCAAGCCAAAGTTGCACAAGCAAAAGCTAAAGCAGTTGTTGCAGAGAAAGTAGCAACAGGAGAAGTAGAATGGGAAAAGACAATGGCAGATGCAACAGATGGAAGTTGGAAAGACGAATTTGCCTTGATTGTTTTATTATTACCTGCTATACTAGTCTTCATACCTAGCATGACAGAATATGTTAGAATAGGCTTTGAGGTATTGAATACATTACCTGAATGGTATCAGTACCTTTTATTTATAGCCATAAGTGCATCCTTTGGTATTAAAGGTGCAGGACAAGCAATGAAGATTATGGGTAAGAAATGAATTTAGTTACATTACAAGATGAATTAGCAAATGATGAGGGCATAAAATATGAGTTATATCTCTGTTCAGAAAATCATTTAACCGGTGGAATTGGTCATTTAATTACAGAGTGGGATACAGAATATTATGATATGCCTATAGGAACTAAAGTACCAAATGAACAAGTTAATGACTGGTTTGAGAAAGACATAAAAGTTACGCTAAGTGATTGTAAAATTATATTTGAAGAGTTTGACTCTTTACCTAGTGAGGCACAATTAGTAATTGCAAATATGTGCTTCCAATTAGGAAGACCAAGACTATCTAAGTTTAAAAATTTTATTGCTGCAGTAAAAGACCAAGACTGGGATCGTGCAGCAGATGAGATGAAAGACAGTAGATGGTATAAGCAGACAACTGCGAGAGCAGAGAGACTTATATCTCGCATACAAGTATTAGGAGTACCGGTGTAATGTCAGCATCAGATAACAAAATGATAACTGCTATATCTAAGATGTACCCAAAGCTTAGTAAAGCTCAAATTACTGCCTTTGTAAAGAAAAAGAAAAAACCTGTAACTATAGCGAGTGTTACAAAAGTTAAGGTTGGTGTTATACCAGTCAAGAAAAAGAAAAAAACAAAGAAGAAAACATAATGGCAAAAGAACTAACAGAAAAGCAACGTAAATTTTTAGATGTACTCTTTGATGAGGCAAATGGGGATGTTACACAGGCGAAACTACTAGCAGGCTATGCACCTACCAGTTCTACGTCTGATATCGTCAGAGGCATCAAGGATGAGGTTCTAGAGGCTACTCAGATGTTCATGGCACGTAATGCTCCACGAGCAGCTGTTGCAATGGTTAGTGGTATCAATGATCCTACAGAGTTAGGTATGAGAGAGAAGATGACAGCGGCAAAAGAATTACTTGATAGGACAGGTCTAGTGAAGACAGAGAAGATGCAAGTAGAGTCTACAGGTGGTGTTATGCTTATGCCAGTAAAGAATGTACAAGCAGAAGATGAATAACAGAAGTATAGGAACTTGGGAATTACCCCAACCAACAGATTTAAAAGAAGATGATGAGTGGATTAAAATACCACGTATAGCTAGAACAGTACCTTTTGGCTACATCCAAGATGAACAAGAACCTGAGACACTTAACCCTATAAAAGACGAACTAGATAAATTAGAAATGGCTAGAAAATATGTTAAACAATATTCCTATAGGCAAGTAGCCAATTGGCTATCTAAACAAACAGGAAGATACATTTCTCATGTAGGACTAAGAAAAAGGTTACAGAATGAAAAAAGACGTAAGAACCAAGCTAGAAGCCTACGCAAGTGGGCAGAGTATGCAGAAGCGGCGATCTCCAAGGCGAAAGAAATTGAGCAAGAAAGAACCGGTGCAAAAGCCTACTCTTGAGTCTAAAGTCCAAGAAGTTGAACGTATAACAGAAATACCTATTGAGCAAAAGCACAATGTTATATTTAGACCAAATGACGGACCTCAGACAGAGTTTTTAGCAGCAGGTGAAAGAGAAGTACTATATGGTGGTTCAGCAGGTGGTGGCAAGAGTTATGCCATGTTAGCAGACCCATTGAGATATATGAGTCACCCATCATTTAGTGGACTACTACTAAGACACACAACAGAAGAATTAAGAGAGTTGATCTTTAAATCTCAGGAAATATATCCAAAGATTATTCCCGGAATTAAATGGTCAGAAAGAAAGATGCAGTGGGTTGCACCATCAGGTGCTAGGTTGTGGATGTCTTATTTAGATAGAGATGACGATGTACTAAGGTATCAAGGTTTAGCATTTAGTTGGATAGGCTTTGACGAGTTAACACAGTGGGCAACACCATACGCATGGAACTATATGCGTTCTAGATTGAGGTCAGTAGCAAAAGACTTACCAATATTTATGAGAGCAACAACAAATCCGGGAGGTAGGGGTCATCACTGGGTTAAAAAAATGTTTATTGACCCAGCTCCATATGGAAACTCGTTTGATGCTACAGATATTGAAACAACAGAAGTGCTTAAATACCCAGCAGGACATGCAAAGGCTGGTAGAGCTTTATTTAAGAGGAGATTTATCCCCGCAAGATTATCTGACAATCCTTACCTTGCAGAACAAGGGGATTACGAGGCAATGCTATTATCGCTACCTGAACAACAAAGACGGCAATTACTTGATGGCGATTGGGATATTAAGGAAGGTGCTGCCTTTACTGAGTTTGATAGGAATATCCATGTTGTTGAGCCTTTTGATGTACCTCATAATTGGGTTAAGTTTAGAGCATGTGATTATGGTTATGGCAGTAAGTCTGGTGTTCTTTGGTTTGCTGTATCACCATCTGAACAAATTATTGTATACAGAGAACTTTACGTTAGCAAAGTCCTTGCAACAGATTTGGCAGATATGATATTAGACTTAGAAGAAGACGATGGTGGCATGAGATATGGAGTATTAGATAGCTCCTTATGGCACAAGCGAGGTGATACAGGTCCTTCTCTAGCAGAGCAAATGATTATGAGAGGATGTCGTTGGAGACCATCAGATAGAAGTAAAGGAAGTCGTGTGGCAGGTAAGAACGAGATACACAGACGTTTACAAGTAGATGAGTTTACAGAAGAACCTAGATTAGTATTCTTTAATACGTGTGTAAACACTACATCTCAATTACCGTCTATACCTTTAGATAAGAAGAATCCTGAAGATGTAGACACATTAGCTGAAGATCACTTGTATGATGCATTAAGATATGGTATAATGTCTAGACCAAGATTTAGTTTGTTTGACTATGACCCAAGAGGTGTACCAACACACTCTATGCCAGTAGCAGATGCCACATTTGGATATTAAGGATAAAACATGGATGAAAATGATGAAATAGTAGTAGAAAGTGAAGCAGTCTCTCTAGAAGATTCTAAAGACACGGATACTACAGATATTAATACAACAAATATAATTCCATTTGTGATGGAGAGATTTGGTCGTGCAGAAGATTATAGAGAATTAGATGAGCAGAGATGGTTAAGAGCTTATAGAAACTATAGAGGTTTGTATGGTTCTGATGTACAGTTTACAGAAGCTGAGAAGTCTCGTGTGTTTATTAAAGTAACAAAGACAAAAACATTAGCAGCCTATGGGCAGATTGTTGATGTTCTATTTGCAAATAATAGATTTCCGTTGAGTGTAGACCCTACGGAACTACCAGAAGGAGTTGTAAAAGATGTTAGTTTTGATCCTAAAGAACCTGAAGAACTTCGTGGAAGCACTAGTTTATCAACCTCACCTTATGGCTTTAAAGGAGATGGCAAAGACTTACCTAAAGGTGCTACTGCAAAAACTTTGGAAAGTATGCTTGGTCCTTTGGAAGACAAGCTTAAAGATATTGACAATCTTAAAGCAGAAGCTGGTAAAACTCCCACAGCAATTACTTTCAGTCCTGCGTTGGTTGCGGCAAAAAATATGGAAAAGAAAATCCACGACCAATTAGAAGAGTCAGGTGCAAGTAAACATTTAAGAAGTACAGCATTTGAGATGGCTTTGTTTGGTACGGGTGTGATGAAAGGTCCTTTTGCTGTAGACAAAGAATATCCTAATTGGGATGAAGAAGGTGAATATGATCCTACATTAAAAACTGTGCCACAAGTATCTCACGTATCTGTATGGAACTTTTACCCAGACCCTGATGCTAATAATATGGATGAAGCACAGTTTGTTATTGAGAGACATAAGTTGTCACGTTCTCAACTAAGAGCATTAAAGAAAAGACCACACTTTAGAAGTGAGGTTATAGAAGCTGCCATAGCAGAGGGTGAGAACTATACAAAAGAGTCATGGGAAGATGATCTATCTGACTATGCACCTGAACATGGTATAGAGAGATTTGAAGTTCTTGAGTATTGGGGTATGTGTGATATTGACATGCTCATAGAACAAGAAATAGATATACCTAAAGAATTACAAAGTTTAGACGAGTTACAAGTTAATGTATGGATATGCAATGGCAAATTACTAAGAATGGTTCTTAATCCTTTCAAGCCATCAACAATTCCATACATGGCTGCACCATATGAATTGAATCCATATTCATTCTTTGGTGTGGGTATTGCTGAAAACATGGATGACACACAAACTCTTATGAATGGTTTTATGAGAATGTCAGTAGATAATGCTGTATTATCAGGTAATCTACTCATAGAAGTTGATGAGACTAACTTAGTTCCGGGACAAGATTTATCTGTGTATCCGGGAAAAGTATTTAGAAGACAAGGCGGCGCTCCCGGACAAGCTATCTTTGGTACAAAGTTTCCAAACGTATCTCAAGAGAACTTACAGTTGTTTGACAAAGCTAGACAACTTGCAGATGAAAGTACAGGACTGCCATCATTTGCTCATGGACAGACTGGTGTATCAGGTGTAGGTAGAACTGCGAGTGGTATATCAATGTTAATGAATGCAGCAAGTGGTAGTGTCAAAACTGTTATAAAGAACGTAGATGACTATTTACTCAAACCATTAGGTGAGGGTTTATTTAGATTTAACATGCAATTTGATTATGATAAAAACATCAAAGGTGACTTAGAAGTTAAAGCTAGAGGTACAGAAAGCTTGATGGCTAATGAAGTGCGTAGCCAAAGACTAATGCAATTCTTACAAGTTGCATCTAATCCAGCTCTTGCACCTTTTGCTAAGTTTCAGTATGTTATCAGAGAGATTGCAAAAGCAATGGATTTAGACCCTGACAAGGTTACAAATAATATGGATGAGGCTGCAGTACAAGCAGAGCTTATGAAACAATTCCAAGCACCCCTAGACAATCAGCAAAAGCCACCCGCAGGTACAGACCCTATGGACCCCACAGGAGCAGGTGGAGCAACTATTGGCACTGGAGTAGCACCAACTCCGGGTGAGCAAGGATTTACAGGAAGACCTCAAGATGGACAACAACAGCAACAACAACCAACAGCAGACACTCAGCAACCTCAAGCCGCTGGTCAACAACCTCAAGCTACTGAACAGCTTCAATGATTACATTGATTATCTAATAACACAACAACATAAGTTATTAGAGCAGACAGATAATACTATTACAATGCATAGGTCACAAGGTGCTGTTGCATTATTACGCAGACTAAAAAAACTTAGGGATGAAGTAAACTTAAATAATGGCTGATGTAAATGAACAAATGGATGATATGTTAGGTAGTAGCTACGCAGACGATACTACAACTAAAATGCCTTCAGGCTTTGAAAAAGTGCAACGTAGATTACGTGCAGCAGACAGAGGCGATGGCGAAGTCTTTGTTGATAAAGAAGGTGCAGATGAAAAGATAGCATCTACAATAAGAGGCATTGGAGTAGGAACAGCAGCTATACCATCAGATATAGTTACAGGTATTAAAGAAGGAACAGAGTTTATAAGCAAAGACCCTATGTTGTCTACTATGTTTCCAGCGACAGCCAATCTTGCACCTACTGCAAAATTTTTAGATAAGTATGTAGGAAGACCTGAGTTTGATGAAATACTTAACAGTTTTGGTATTGATTCTGATGCTAGTGACCCATATCAAATAGTAGGCGAAATAATGTCACCTGCAGGAGTTTTAACAGCACCTACTAAAATAGTATCCAAATTGTCTGGTGGTGCTAGAAAAATGTTTGACGAGATATCTACTATTCTTACAGATTCAAAGTTAGTTACAGAGGGTGCAAACATTAAAACCATACCTCAAGTTGATGACTTAGCTGATATAAATAGACCTATTATAAACTTAAATGAAGTTGGGTTGAAAACAGAGGTAGGTAGAATAGCTGCAGGTATATACAGAGACTTAGAAAAGAAAAAAATGGGTGGCTTTGACTATAGCCCTGAAAGATATAAGAACCTAGATAATAAAGTAAAAGATGACTTATACCAAGAGACAGGTATGTATAGAGGTAGAGATGGAAAACTTAGATATAAAATAGCCACTGCTGATGCTACAATGAATAATGGTTATTTAAAACAAAATAAAATAATAGATGAGGCAGAGTATTTTAATACAGACAATATTCCTTCTGAAGGTGTTTCTTTAAAAGATATATTAAATTTTGAAGATTTATATAAACAATACAGAAACCCTAAGTCTAATGCTAGGGATGAAATAGATCAAAATACTATACTACAAAATATGGTAGATTCAGATGGTAAGTCTGGAAAAACGCAATACACAAACTTAGAAAATATAAAAATAAAAAACTTTGATTCTTACATAGATCAAATGAAACTGTCTGAAGCAGAGGCAACTAAATTAAAAACAGGTGGAACACAAGCTATATACAGCTTACGTGGTAGAAAAGAAACAATATATGTAAGTAGTGGAAATTTAGATAAAGTAAGAAGTGACCTTTTACATGAAGTTCAACATGCTGTCCAAAGAAGAGAAGGTTTTGAAGGTGGTGGTAGTCCTAGTAGTATATTAGGACCGGAATACAAAATAGACGTAGGACAATTTACAGATGATAAAAAAATGTTATTAGATGATTTTACTACAAAAACAGATAGCTTTAAGTATGATGGTGTTTCTTACAAGTTTAATGATAATAGAAAAAATTTATTTGAAACAGCCACAGATAAATTAGCAGAAAGAGAATTTTCTTATATGTATAATGATGGCAAAGCAGGCACTAGAAACTTATTTAAAGAAAGAATGCCTGATAGAAATGGTGTTTACACAGTAACTGCTCTTGAGCCTACACAAAGCTACAAAATAAGAGATGTTGTTTTTAATGAGGAAGAAGCTGCTATAATTAATTCTCTTGCAGGAAACTCTAATTTTATACAGTTTATGCAGTACCGTTTGTATTTAGAACGTGTAGCTAGAAATTTAGAGATAAGAGAACAGAAAGCTGTTTTAGAATATAAGAATTTAGCAGGTGAACAACAAGCTAGAAAAGTACAAGAAGATGATGTTCTTTACAATAATACAGTAGAGTTTGCAGTAAAAAAGGGTATGTTAAAACCCGGAGATACACTAAAGAAAGAAAATATAGATGAATTATTTAGAACTTTTAAACCTAGTGAGTTTGATGGAGAAGGAGTTTTATATGGTCAAGGATCAACACAAGGTAAAAACCTTGATGTACAAGCTAACGTAAAGGAACAATAATATGGCAGATATGATACCTATGGGAAAGCTATTAGCAGCAGCAAAAAAAGAATATCCTAGCTTGACTACTGAAGAATTAACTGATTTAATAGGATTGCAAATAGAAGTTAGGCAACAGCAAGTTAAAGATGAGATGAAAAGAGCTAGAATAGGAAAAGCTAAAGGTGGCAACATAAGTGGTCAAATGGAAATGTTTGAAGATGGTGGACTTAAAGATCAAGGTGGTACAATAGACCCTGTATCAGGTAATGATGTTCCTTCAGGTTCAACACAAGAAGAGGTAAGAGACGATATACCTGCACAATTAAGTGAGGGAGAGTTTGTGTTTCCTGCAGATGTAGTGCGTTTTATAGGTCTTGAAAAACTAATGAGAATACGTCAACGTGCTAAATCAGGACTTCAGATGATGGAAGATATGGGTCAAATGGGCAACAGCGAAGAAGCTATTATGCCTGATGATTTACCTTTTTCTTTAGAAGACCTTGACATGGATGACGATGAAGAGTATAATGATGGTGAAATGGATATGGCTCAAGGTGGAGTAGTCTATGCCGCTAATGGATTTGGTGGTACAACAACTAGGAAGTCTGCTTTTGACAATACTGCACAGAGAATACAACCTATGAAATATACTCCTCCTCCAATACCAACATCAACACCTACAGGTGGTTTCACCTATGGGTCACAAGAGGGTGCAAATAAAGGTAAATTAAAGTTCCAAGACTTATATAAAGATGTTGGAGGACCCGATGAATATAGGACTTATGTAAATGATGCTGGAGCAGAAATACAAGTTCCATTTAAAGATGGTAAAATGTTAACTGGTTTTAGACTTCCTGAAGGCTTTAAACCTAAAACAGATAAAGTAGACACAACTACAACACAAAGTGCTAAAACTAAAAGTGCTAGGGTGGAGTCTACATCAGATGGTGGTGACTCTGAAGTATCAGATTTAGGTGGTGCTAGAACAACTATAGGTGGAGTGGATTATGCTGTATCTTATAATTTTGATGGTACAGTTTCTCTAGCTTCTGTGGATGATTATAAGGCATCTGGAAAAGCTAATTTTAATAAAGTTAATCCTGCAATAGCTGATATGATTAAAACACAAGCGATAGGACAAGTAAGTCAATTAGCAAAAGGTCTAGGTTTAAAAACTCTTGCAGTAAATGAATTAGCTAAAAAGATGGGCATGAAAGTCCCCGGAGTATCAAAGATAGAAAGAGCCGTAGTAAAAGCTAAAGATATACAAAAGAAATTTGACAAAGGCATGAGACCTCAAGATATATTTGACATGGGTAAATCTTATTTAGATGATGAGTTTAAAGGAAGAGATAAAGTAGACACTAAAGGTGTAGAAGGATTATCTGAAAAAGATATGAGAGATATTCAAGGTGGGTTAGAATTTGGTAAAGACGATCAAATAAATCCGGGTCTAAGCGATGATTTTATGGATAATGTAGGAAAAGGCATAGACAAGGGAATATCTGATGATTCTTTCAAAGATAGCACACCGACAGTAGACACAAGTAATAACTATGATGATAATAATGACTCAGATGGTGGCACGAGTGGTGGTAGTGACTCAAGCTCTATGGGAGACAGTGGTTATGGTGGAGGTGGTGGATATTCCACAGCTAAAGGTGGCTTTATACCTAAATTAAAACCTAAACCTAAAAAGATGAAGCGAGGTGGATTAGCTTCACGTTAATAATCCACAATTAGAACTAGCTTACTTAACCCCCATAAAGGCTACGTTAACCCTAGGAGAAGAAAATGGCTGAATTAGCTAAAGATGTAATGGTGAAAGATGCTACACCTAAAAAAGCAATGTTTGTAAATAGACCTTATTCTCAAGAAGAGAGATTAAAGAAAGATGAAGAAGAACTTGCGAGGCTCGTTGAAGAGCAAAAAGGTTCAAATGAGACTAGCGAGGAGAAAGAGGAAGGTGAAGCAGAGCCGACTTCTGCTGAAGAAAAAACTTTCAAGAAGCGATATGGAGATTTACGCAGACATACCCAAGAAAAAGAACAGCAATTTCAAAAGCAGTTAAATGACTTAAAAAGTCAGTTAGACAAAGCTACTAAGAAAGAAATGAAATTGCCAAAGTCAGACGAGGATATAGAAGCATGGGCAAAAGATTATCCTGATGTTGCAAAGATTGTAGAAACAATAGCTATGAAGAAAGCTATGGAACAATCTAAAGCTCTAGAAGAACGTGTTAAGCAAATAGATGAAATGCAGATAAATGCTGTAAAAGATAAAGCTGAAGCACAACTACTAAGCTTACATCCTGATTTTAATGAGATAAGAGAAAGTGATGACTTTCATAATTGGGCAGAAGAACAGCCTAAATGGGTACAAGACGCACTATATGAGAATGATAATGACGCAAGATCAGCGGCAAGAGCTATTGACCTCTACAAAGGAGATAGAGGTATTGGTAAGACAAATAAGACAAAGAATGATACTGGTGCTGCTAAAGCAGTTAATACGCAAGGCACAAAGACTAAGATTGATGCTGATGGTAGCAGTAACAAGATTCGTGAGTCAGCAGTTCAGAAAATGAGTGCTAAAGAATATGAATCTAAATCAGAAAGTATAATGGAAGCTATCCGTAGTGGTAACTTTATTTATGATATCTCTGGTAATGCTAGATAAAAGCTTGACAAAGTTTTAAATCTAAGTATAACTATAGATAACTAGAGGTGTAGTATAACCCCTTTTGGATACTTATACTACATCAACACGACTTTAATAGACTACCCAATTATGTGAGCCTACAAAAGATTAGCTATCTAATGTACAACCTCAACGCATGAATGGTCCTTATAAAGTAAAATGACTAAAAGGTAGTACACCTTTTGGTGTACATTAGCTAAATGTTTAAGGAGATTAAAATGGCATTTACAGCAGCAGCTGGATATGGTAACCTCCCTAACGGTAATTTTAGTCCTATTATTTACAGCAAACAGGTACAACTTGCGTTCCGTAAGGGTTCTGTTGTTGACGCAATCACTAATAATGATTATTTTGGTGAAATTGCAAATATGGGCGATTCCGTTAAGGTTATTAAAGAACCAGAAATTACAGTTAAGGCATATTCTAGAGGAACTACTATTACTCCTCAAGACCTTGACGATGAAGAGTTTTCACTTACTATTGACAAAGCTAATTACTTTGCATTTAAAGTGGATGATATTGAAGAGGCTCACTCACATATTAACTTTCAACAGTTAGCATCTGATAGAGCAGCTTACAGACTAGCCGACCAATTTGACCAAGACGTACTTGGTTATATGTCAGGTTATAAGCAAAGTGCATTGCATAGTGCAGCCGATACAGCCAATACTACTACTAACGGTACTGTTGCTGTTTCAACTGCTGGTACTGATGAATTACTAGATTCCATGCAAATAGACTCTGCTGATTTTGGTGGTACAGCAGCCGATGCTGTCACTATTCAGCCAAGAATGCCGGGTGCAACTGATGCAACTCCTGCCGCAGGTGATACATTCCCATTGACTCTTATAGCTAGAATGTCTAGACTTATGGATCAGCAGAATGTAGATACTAATGGTAGATGGTTAGTATTAGACCCAGTATTTATTGAGGTACTAAAAGATGAAGACTCAAGACTATTCCAATCTGATTGGGGTGGAACTGGACTTCAGAATGGTTTAGTAATGAATAACCTACATGGTTTTAAGATATATCAGTCAAATAATCTTCCAAGTTTAGGAACAGGACCTTCTACTACAGGTACTAATAGTTCTACAAACTTTGGTGTTATTGTAGCTGGTCACTCATCTTCAGTAGCTACTGCTGAACAGATCAACAAGACAGAGACTTACAGAGACCCTGATTCTTTTGCTGATATTGTTCGTGGTATGCATTTGTACGGCAGAAAGATACTTCGCCCTGAAGCAATCTGTACTGCAATATATCACTTAGCATAGGGAGATTGATTAATGGCAACCGTAGATTTATCTATATCAGCTAGAGGTAATCACCCAAGAGGTAGAAAGCCTTATATGATACAAAATGAAATCAACTTTGCAACTGCAGCCACTTCAAAAGGTACAGCACTTGCAGCCGCTGATATCATTAAGTGTCTAAGTGTTCCTGCTGAAACTGTTATCCTACACGCAGGATTTGAGGTTACAGCAGTACATGCAGGTACTTCAACCGATACAGCCTTTGACTTTGGTGTCACAGGTGGTGACGTTGATAACTTTGTAGATGGCTTTGACTTTGATGGTGCATCAGTAAATGCTTATGCTCCAACTCCTGCAGCTTATGCGGCTGTAACTGTTGGTGGCACTGCTGATACTATTGACTTGTTATTACAAGCTATGACTGGTACTACAACCGCTGGAAAGATAAGATGTTTTGCGACTCTTATGGATATCAGTGATGCTGGTGACATGGCAGCTAATGAAGTTGATAGAGACACTTTAGCTTAATTTATATATAGGGGAGCAGGGCAACTTGCTCTCTTATCTTTATAGGAATTATTATGGCAGAAACTTACCTAACACTAACAAATAAAGTAATAGCAAGGTTGAATGAAGTTGCATTAACTTCTACAACCTTTTCTAGTGCTAGGGGTATACAAGTTCAATGTCAAAACGCAGTTAATGAATCAATTAGGTTTATTAACCAAAGAGAGTTTAACTACCCATTTAACCATGCAACAGAAACTAAAACACTAACAGCAGGTGTGGTTAGATATAGTTTGCCTACTTCTACAAAGACAGTAGACTACAATACATTTAGAATAGTTAAGGACACTGACTTAGGTAATAGTGGATACAAATTAGGATTACTTGATTATAATGACTATGTAAATAGAGTTATAAATCAAGAAGATGAAATAAATACTACAACAACTACTACAACTCATACAGACAGTGTGACAACTATAACAGTATCAAGCACTACAGGATTTGATACGGCTGGTAATATAGTCATAGGTAATGAAACAATTACTTATACTGGAGTAACTAGTACAACATTTACAGGCTGTACAAGAGGTGCTGGTAGCACTACCGCAGCTTCAAGTGTAAGTGGGGTAACTGTAGCACAGTTTACTAGAGGTAGTGTTCCTGAATATGTAGTAAGAACTCCTGATAACAATTACTTAATGTATCCATTTCCAAATAAATCATATGCAATTAAGTTTGATTACTATACATTTCCTACTGACTTATCAGCACATGGAGATACAACAACTATACCTGATAGATTTGCACCTGTTATTATAGATGGTGCTACAGCATTTGTGTATCAATATAGGGGTGAGACACAGCAGTATCAGCTTAACATGCAACGATTTGAACAAGGCATTAAGAATATGCAAACATTATTAATAAACAAATTTTCATATATGCGTTCTACTTTTATACCTAGAACTGGAGTATATAATTCGGGCAGTGTAGATATTAGGTCTGTATAATGGCAGATGAATCTCAAGTTACACCTAGTGCATTTGTGTGTGAAGGTGGTTTGATAGCTAACCGTTCTACATTTATTATGCAACCCGGACAAGCATTGCAGTTAGAAAACTTTGAGCCTGATGTTGAAGGTGGTTACAAAAGAATAAAAGGGTATCAGAGACATGTAAGACATGTTGTACCTCAAACATCATCTTCAGATGAACCTGTGTTACTAACAACAACATTTGCTGACAAAGTTATTGCAGCTAGAGGTCAAAAGATATTTAGTTCTGCTACTACATCTTTAGGTACATCAAGCTCAAATGCTATAACAGCAGATGCTACCATGACAGGTTCAGGTGTTATAACAGTCGTAAGTACTACAGGATTTAGTTCAAGTGGTACATTACAAATAGACGATGAGCAGTTTACCTATACAGGTATTACATCTACAACATTTACAGGTGTAACAAGAGCTACAAGTAGTACAACTGCATCAGTTCATACAGCAAGTTCTGATACAAGTAGAACAGTAGTATCCGAGAGTTGGACTGAAAGAGATACAGGTAGAAGTAACGCAAATAAATATTCTATAGAACGATTTAACTTTGATGGTAATGACAA